CCAAAGGTAAGAGCTACCTAGATCTTAACCCGACAGGACTAATGTTCTTTCACCCAGGTTGGATCGAGACCCGCACCGTCCTGCTTCTCAACCTCAAGGTGATCCCACCCAGAGTCTCGGCCAAGGTGCTCGAGGCATACTATGCTGCTTCTTCCCAAGCTGGGATGTCGACACTCTACGACAGGGAGGGCAAGCTCAGGCCGCTCAACGAAAGACTGGGTCTTGATCTCCCGTTCTACCTCATCACACCTTCGCAGTTGAGCCAGATAGTCGGGGCTGACAATCTCAACTATGCGATAAATAAGTACAGAATAGACGAGATCGCAGAGGCTCGACTCATTGATTGGGACCAGTTCGGAATGCTAGTCAACCCAAAGATCTCGACAAGAGGGATCTTCCCGGATCCAATCAACATGGAGAAGGTCTTTACCGATTTCATAGAAAACTCGATCTCTTAACATGGCAGGATTCTTAGACAGATCACGAGGCAGAACCGGAGGCAAGCTTTCCGGGTTAAGTAAGTTTGGGACCCGATATGAGGACCTGCTACTGAAGAACTCTCAGGCGATCGGCTTTATTGAAGGTCAGATTGCAGCTAGGTCAAGCAGACTTGGCTCAGGCAGTGATGACCTACTCAAGTTCTCAATGGCGATGGCCGACACCACATCCCAGCTCAGGACCAAAGCGATCGCCTTCTTCCAGCTAGACTATGTGGTGAAACGTGAGCGACTAAGGGATGTCGCGTCCAATGGTGAGATCGAATTCATCTTAGAGACGATCGTCGACGACATGATCGTCTATGATGACGATAATCGATTCTGCCACTCAAAGGATCTTACCGGAAAGATACTGTATCGAGGCGAGACTCGAGAAGAGCGGCTAAACTACCAAGCAGACATCGTCAAGAGGTATCACAATAACTTTGAAAAGATCTACAATGCTTGGGGCTTTGGCGAATCGATCTCGGCCTGGCAATATGCGTTCCAGTTTCTGGTTGAGGGCCACCTTGCCTTTGAGATAATCTATGACAACCTGGAAAAGCCGACTGAGATCATCGGTTTTAAGGAACTTGACCCGGCAAGCATTGCTCCTCAGTTGCAGAAGGATGCAAAAGGCAAGCTGTTTATGCAGTGGATCCAATACGATCAGCAGACAGGTAGTACTCGAGTCTTAAACGATTCACAGATCATCTACATCTCTTTTGCCAATCACTTTAGGACAAAGAGGGTTTCTTTCGTTGAGAGACTGATCCGGTCGTTTAACCTACTAAGGATCATTGAGCACAGTAAGGTGATCTGGCACGTGATGAACGCTCCGATCCGACTCACCACCACCGTGCCGATCGGCTCAAAGAGCCTACAAAAGGCCCAAGAAGACGTTCGAGAGTTTACAAACCTATTGAAGGAAGACATCGCCTTCAATGGAGACACTGGTGAGCTCAGTGTGGACGGCAAGCCTAACATCCTATTCTATAAGAACTATGTGCTGCCTGTCAATGATCAGAACCAACAAGTAAAGATCGACACTCTGCAATATCCAGGACCCAACTTATCGGGCTCCGAGCTCCTCAATTACTTCTATAAGAAGCTAAAGATGGACTCAAAGATCCCATACTCTCGTTGGGAGGGACAGAGCGGAATGGGTGCATTTACTCTCAATGCCGAAGGTATCACCCGAGAGGAGATCAGGTACCAGAAGTTCGTTCGTCGTCTTCGTACAGCCTTATCAGAATTGCTGGTAAAACCATGGTACCTACAGATGTGTCTAGACTATCCTGATTTGGCAGAAGACCACAAATTTACAAATGCGATCGGCATTCAATATCACAATGACAATCTCTTTGAAGAGATGAAGGAGAAGGATGTAGACGCAAAGAGGATCGCTGCATTCACTGCTAAGAAAGGAATTCTCAATGAGGATGGAACTCCTTTCTTCCACACCAACTACCTCATCAGGAAGGAACTAAAGATGAATGACGCCGACCTTGAAGCAAATCAGCAGTGGTTTGACCAAGACACAACAGCTGCCGAGCGGGCTGAAGGGGCAGTTTCGGCCATGCCGTCTGCCGGAGGAGTAGCGCCGGCAGCAACCGGGTCGGCCCCAGCCGCGGTTGGAGGAGAGACGGTTGAGGGAGGAGAGGTGGCCGGCACCGGCCAGCTCTAATCAATCGTAGAAGATTGCAAGCGGAGACTTAGCCTCTGGAATGTTTATCAAGAGGACAAAGATTTCGCGATTTGACCGATCGTCTGGATAGGTCGCTGGGTCAACTGTGATGTTTCTCTTCTTGGATTCAGTCACATACTTATTGATCTGGATTTCTGCCTCATTGGACAAGGCAAAAGGATCAAGACTAAATTCAAAAAGATATTTTTCAACATCGACTCCAAAGTTCAGTTCTCCTAGCACCTCTCCCTTCTTAGTAAAAAGGGTCATCTTTACTTGCTGGAGAATGGACTCAATCTCATCATACACTTCAAGCTGGTTTGGCCGGTGTGCTGGGTCGGACTCTGGCCTGATATAGAAGTCTCTAAGCTGCGCCATGTTAGAATCGACTCAAGTAGAACCAATCGGGCGTGTTTTCTCCCTTCATCATCGTCTTTACCTCTTCCATCTCTTTCTCAGCAGTCGTGACGATATTCTGGTAGTTTATAGTTATTTCTCCAGGTAAGGTGTAGTTAAACGTCTGGAGCATGTGAGAGAGGCGGACCTTGGCATGAGCCCTAACATATCTCTGGAACATCTCGTCCTCATAAAGTTTCTCTGCCTCCAACTTCTTGTAGATCCGGAGCACAGTCGGCGTCTTTGGAGTTCGACCCAACACACCAAGTAATTTGGTGTTCTTATTGTAATCGTATGCGATGGTGTCGATCATCATCGCCTTTGTCAGGTCAAGGAAGGAGAAGATCACAGTTCGATACATGATGCTCTCTCCAATAAATGGGGTGAGATAGATCTCAGAACCGATAAACTTCTGCTCTGCAAAGTCACGGTCAATCGTCGCAAAGATCGAACCTCCCTTAGCTTCCTTAAAGTCTACAACAAATTGGACGCAATCTGGAAGCTGGATCTGCCTAAACTTCTTGAATGCCTCGTTCTGAAACAACTCCAATGGAAGAAGAAGGTATCTGCTCTCTACAGCATGCCTCCAATTGTCCCAAAAATATCTAGAGTCTATCTCAAGGATACGTTTCAACTCTTTTTCTGGAAGAGAGTAAGGCAACGCACCTGAGAAGGTGATCTCGTTATTGATGTCGGCCAGCAGTTCGCTCTCAGTCATCTTCGTTTATTGGTTTGATCCCGACCCGGTTCCAGAGAGATCATCACTGAACCTAACGCTCGACTTATCTACGTCAAGGTTAAACGTCTTGTCCCCGAGCATCCTTCCCATCGCTCTCTGATTCTTCTTGGCAACGACGTCGTCCTGTTTGCCCGCTCTCTCCATTGACTTGCTGAGCATTTGGTCTAGTGCTTTCTTCTTTAACTTTTTCTTCCAATCGCTGTGAAATATCATGTTCATCGCCCTGGTGATATCGACGTCCTGGATAGATCCGTCATACCTGTGTGGGTTACGTGCTGCCTTCTCATTTGCTAGCTGTTGAGCTATCGCCATCACCGATGTATAGAGGTTAGCAAGAGTACCCTGTACCATTCCTTTGAAATTAGTAGGATAGACGACATCTTTGGTAGACTCATTGATGAATTCACGATATGTCCTCAGGTGTCGGAGGTTCATGCGGTTGCTGGGGCGGGAGGTTGAGGTTGCACTGCTGGAGCAGCAGCACTAGCTGCTTCTGCCTTGCCCCTTAGCTCTTTTACTTTTGTGTCTCTCTGTTTTTCAACGGCGGATAGCTGCTGCTTCAGCTGGGAGATCTGATCGTCAAACTTCTTGATGTCTGGATCAGTTAGGAGAGAGTCTTCTTCCTGTAGCTTCCCACTAGGCGCATTTGCCTTTTCATCCTCTTTCAAGAATTTTTTGAAGTTCTGAATGTATCCCATTGTTTGACTGCTTATTTTGAGAGTTTCTTCACGGTACTTAGGAATTCTCGATAGCTAAGCACAGCCTGTTTCTTAGGTTGCCTGGGATTCAAACCAAAGGCGCTGGTGAGTCTTCCTCCGCTTAGGAACGGTGAGTTATTCCAGTGAGTGGGAATGGTTCCAGAAGTCCCAGAAAAGGTCGACAACCCGCTCGATTGTTTCAGGTCTGGACGTAAGACGAGGTCGACTGGGTCACGTTCCATCGTGTTTGCACCCAAACTTTCAGAAAGATATCGAGAGAACCCGCTTATCATTTATGCTGCTGGAAAATCGAGAGTTGGTTCTGGAGCCGGGACTTGAGAAGAGAAGGTTAGATCTGGCTCTGGTGCGGCCGACATCATCGGCTGTTCTGGAACAGCAGGTTCAGTGAAAGATCCCATGTTCTTCTCGATGTAGGATTCTATCCCCATTGACACTAGAGGGTCCAGCGCCTTTACTTTATCCAAGAAATCCTTAACGGTCATGGTCATTGGATCCAAAGGTGCACTGACTCCACCGACTGGAGGTAGCGCAGGAACAGACGAAGGCTGTGCCGGTTCTACTTGAGTAAGCGGTGTCTCCATCGCGAAGGACTGTGCTGGCGCTACCTGTTGGAGTTCAGGTTGAGGCAACTCAGCGTTTTCAAAGATCCTACGGATTCTCTTGTAATTTTTCATCAGTTCGAGTTATTTTGGTATGTCGTGCTCTGTTTATTTATTCTGAAACTTTGAAGGATTTGGGAAGTACAAGAAAACAAGATGGAACTCAAAAAGGCTAGACTATCTCTTGAAGCAGAGATCTTAAAAAAGCTAGATGCGATCCGAGATAAGGTCCTGACTTCAAAGTCGGTCAATGACCTTAAGGACGTTCAACTTCTGGCAATAGTGAGCGATGAGCTCGATGACGTCCTATTGAATTGGCAGATCTCGGGTTCTTTGAGCGCCGTTTCTTTCGACCGATTCGACGAGCTAGACGATCTGGATCTCGAGGATTAGCTGAGTATCTTCGCCAAGCATCAGGCTGCTGATGGATCTGGGCTGCTTGGATAAACTCCCAATAGCTCTCAACTATCTTTTTCATCGTTTACCTTGCCAGAACTCCTCCGATCTTTGTGGCCTCTAATCGAAGCTCAACGATCTCCGCTTGGGTTAGCACCTTCTTTCTTCCGGTGTATTCGACTACTAGAACACCAACAATTCGATCGTCCATCGTTCTGATGCTAAAGATGTAAGAGCTCTTTGATCCATGTTCTTCGGCTACATACTTTAATCCATAGGTGGCGATAGTTTCGTCCTTATAGTCGGAGATAGCGATAAAGTCGTCTTCGAGTATCTTGCCGAGGAACTTACTAAATAGGTTGACTGGGATGTTTTGAAAGATCATCTTGATAGAGTCTTTCATGCTCTTTGCTACCTCAAAGAAGATGCTGAATTTCTGGATAGACTTACCGGTAGGATAGTAGGCACCTCCGTTGTGGAACTGTGCGATCCAGATCCGATCTGCCGAGTAGTCAGTCAGTAACCTATCTAACTCATTGGAGATAATGTTGCTCTCATTGACGGCAGAGACAAATGGATCCTTCTTCTTATCGAAGAAGTACTTTATGACTAAGACTAAAATCGGACCAAATACGCCGGTCAAAAATGCAACAATTACGGCATCACTCATCCTCCTCGATTATTTTACTGTATCACATGTTGCAACCGCACGACACCTCGCCAGGATTGGCTCCCATCTCATATGGCTCTCTGCAGTTCGGACACATATCTGATTCTTCCTCGCTAAAGCGATCGTCTCCCTCTTCGTTGAATCCTTCTTCCCCAAATTGATCGTATTCTTCTGAGCCGTATGCCTCATTAACAAAGTCAGAAAAGCCTAGTAAGGGCCGATGTGCCTCATTTGACTCTTTCTTTTCTCCGGCCTCGGGATTTCCTTCTTCTGCTTCTTCCTCAGTTTCTTCTTCATCGTCGACTTCTTCATCAGTTTCTTCTTCATCGTCGACTTCTTCATCAGTTTCTTCTTCCTCGCTGGCGTCGTCGGTCGGTTCTGATGGAGTAGAGTCAGCCGGCGCCATTTCATGGTCGAAATCCATAGTCGGAGAAGGAGTTCCTTCTTCTCCAGGCTGAGGCGGCGTCATCTCCATCCCACCTGAAACAGGACGATTTGGTCCTAATTGTTCCTGATCATACGTCTCGTCGTCGAACCCTGTCTCAAAATTCGAAGAAGATTGTGTTAAGTTATCTAGACCCTTATCGGTGTCTCCAGAGTCTTTTGAATACTTATCAAAGAATTCTGAGAAATTTAGAACACGTCCGCTCATATCGCTGAGTATTTTAGTTATTTATCGCGAGCTGCCCTATATTTTTAGACAGTCGTTGAAACTTTGAGTTAGTGTTCGGTACTGTTGTTAACTATGAAAAAGTACAAGATAGAGCTCACTGAGACTCAATTACAGGTGTACCGTGAGGCGCTTGAATGCTACTCAAGATTCCTCTCTGGACAGGTGGCTGAAATGTGTTCGGCCGTGTCGTCGCGTCGAACCAAACGCCGAGCCTGGGACCACTACCTCGATCCAAGTGACCCAGTCTCATATGCTGCTGCCCAGTTGAAACGGGCGCTCTTTCCAGAGCTCTCGCCCTCCGCTTCATATGGCATCGGCTACTCTTCTGACGAGAAGACCCAGCTCGAAGACTATCGACAGGTCTCTTACGAGATGTACCGCGAGGTCTTTCATTATCGGGCGGTAAAATTTGAGCAAGAGTCAAGGGCGAAAGGCGAGGAACCAAGCTACGACGTTTACCTGAGCGAGACCTTAAAGTACAGTGATGAGCCTCTAGCCAAGGTCGAAGAGATCGATCCAGAATGATCTATCACGATCAGACTTATCAAAGGGTAACGGTCGACTCCTATTTTGACCGGGTCTTCTACATCAACCTAGACCGGGACGTCACCCGAAACCTTCACATGATCGATCAGTTCTCAAAGTTTGGCATCTCGAACTTTGAGCGGGTCCTGGGTCGAGAGGAGCTCGCCCTGCCTGAGAACTCAAAGTTTAGGAACTTCATCAAACGTGACATGAAGTATGTCCTAGGCGGCATCGGCTGTCGAGCATCACACCTAGAGTGTGTTCGGTTAGCAAAAGAAAGAAACTACTCGAAGGTCCTCATCTTTGAGGACGACTCGGTCTTTTTGGAGGACCCTAGCTCGATCCTCACCCGCAACCAGGAGATCCTCAACGATTGGGACGTCCTCTACTTTGGAGGCATGATTGAGCCCTTCTTTCGCAACCAGATAGTCTGCCTTCATGCTTATGCGATCAGATCGAAGGTGTTTGACGATGTGCTAGAGATGGCCGAACCGTCTGGAATGGAGATCGATAACTTCTATGCCAAGATCCTCCAGCACATGAGTTACAACCATAATTCTTCTGGTAAGTACAATGTGAGGATCACCTTACCATTCAACCAAATTATCCAAGACAAGGGTTACTCCTCAAACATTCAGAGGTAGCGACTCCATCCGGATCTGGACATCGTGAGGCGCCGACCTATTGCCTCCAAAGTAAGGCCATAACTGAATACCTCCTCTAAACTTGGCACGGCGTTCGATGTTGGCGATGACTAAGGTGCTCTCATGATCCCTGATGATGAAACAGTCGCTCTCGGCCTGGGCTTCTAGCGAAAACTGGTACCAGGTCTTCAGGTCTAGCTTTGTGAGTGGAAGATCAATCCTCTCTCCGTCACGATAGAGATAGGCTGACGCATAGATGCTGCCTCGGTACCAGTGCCAACCGAACCTGGCCGAGTTCTGATGATGATCGAAACCGACCGAGTATCCAAAGAGCTTATTCACGTCCCGCTGATCCTCAGCCGGTAGAGAATACTCACAGGACTCATCGAACATCACGGTTCTACTGAGTTTTCCGGTAAACGTAAACAGGTGTAGGGCCTTATGAATGAGACCGTCTGAGTAATGCTTGCCCTGCTTGACGGTAAAGATCATCGATTGAACTTACGTGACATCGCGACAGCCTTGCCCTTAGGGACCCCGCCTGCATTGTATTGTGCGATCTTTGCATCTGCAAAGTCAGTATCACCATCGCCGTCTTGATCCCTCTTAGCCTTACGAGTGGGCTCCTTGGCCGCTTTTTTTGCAGCTTTCCTAGCCTCAGTGATCGCCCCATATTCCTTGAACTGGTTGCGATTCACCTTTTTCTCATTGCCGTCTTCGTCCTCTAGGCGGAGTGTGTATTCGTTCGCCTCGACCACCTTCCACTTCTTTCCACGGTAGAGGACATGGTGTCCACGATTGATCGACTTAAAGTCGTCTGCCGAGATCTCTTCGCCATACTGTTTTTTGTAGCTCTCGTTGACGAAGCTCTCAAAGGTGTGAATGAACGGCACGGCTACTTGCACTTGGTGACGTCCACTTGATCTTTCCATCTGGTTTAAGAGGAACCCTGAGACCTCCTCGATATCGTCCTTTGAGGTCGCGATATGGTCGGTTGCCCAGTTGTGACCGTCCTTAAGTATGGCATCAACCGCACTCGGATCCATCTGCATCATCTCTTCGACTGCCCGCTTGATGGTCTGCAGGTTACCAAAGAACATGTAGCTCTCTGGTTTTTCGCCTGAGCCTGTGCTCATGCAGCCGCTGGCTGCACCTCCGCAACCGCATCCACACTCATTGATCATCTTACTTCTTGGATTTTTTAGCAGAGGTCTGCTTAATCATCTTCTCGACCACCTCGTGAATCTTCACCAGCTCTGCCTTGGCCTCGGCGATCATCTCAGAACGGGACTCCTTGATAGCTCCAGATGCCTTCATCAGGTTCTTGGCCAGAACTACCCGCTTTTGGGTCTTTGCGTCCTTCTTGCTCAGCTGAAGGCCAGGCTTCTTCGTGTCCTTGTCCTTCTTCTTTAGAGCCTTCATCTTCTTGGCCAAGTCTGCATTAGTTAGCTTTTCCTTGCCCATCTCCTTCTTCAGGGCACCTTTCTTCATGTCGATCGTGTCGATCCACTTGTCTTTTTTAGCCTCATTGAGGAACTGACTGAAGTTCTTGATGACTGACATCTTGTTGGATTTTTTGATTTCTTGGTTTATTTATCTTCAATCCTTGTACACGTTTGAGTAAGCCTTGCTCATCGAGTCAATGATCTTCTCGATGGTGCCGTCATTCCGCAGCCGTTTGAAGACCAGGTTC